GTTCAAGTTTCATATTATCAGCATGAACTCTATCTTGTTGAGCATTCTCTCTAGATTGCATTTCTTGTTGAACTTGCATCTTAGTTTTCTCAATTTCCATTTTTTGTTGTTTCTCTACTTGATCAAACTGTTGTTTAGATTGTTGTAAAGAAATCTTAGCTTGCTCCATAACATCAGGAATCATATTTTGATTTACATCAGGATTACTCATACCAATATTACCAAGTGCTCTAATCTCAGCTTCTCTAAGTCTTGCTTCCCTATCAAGTTGTTTTTGATTTTCATCTCTATCCATCTTCTCTCTAGCAATTCTTTCATTACTCTCAATCTGTTGTTGTTGAGTAACATTTTGTTGTTCCTGCATCTTCATCTTTCTTTCTTCAGAAGCTTTAATAGAGGATTCTACTTCAGCAATAGAGTTGCTCTTAAGAAGAGTAACAAAGTTAGAGAATTGTAAAGTTCCGGAAGCAATACCTTCTTTAGCAAGTCCTTTAAGTTGTTCTAGTATACCATTATCTTTAATACTATCAGATACATATAATCCAAAGTCTGTATTAAGTAGAGATTTAGTATCTAACATAGTTCTACTAAATTCATCAAAAACAAGTTTGCCTTGTTCATTAGTAGCATAAGCAATCTTAGCAATCTCTAAAAGATGTTCTAAGACTTTCTCTTTAACCATAGCATGCTCATGAAAGTATATCTCAGTTAAGGCATTGCTTTGTATAATAGATCTTTCTACACCTCCCATTGTTTCAGAGGTATTAATTTGTCCTTTTCTTTGTCTAGAGATACCAGTAATATTCTCTACTGATTCTTCAAGTTTATTAAGCATTGAGAAGTAACCTTGAATAGAGTTACTAAGTGTCATATCAATACCAGTAAACTGATTGAACTTTGAGACTGAGTTTGGATCTCCTTCTCTACCTTCTTCTGCTGAGTTTACAAATGCAATACCCAGAGTATCAAAGTAATACATCCATTGCTCTACTGTCCATCCTTTACTCTTAGGTATTTGAGCAATATCCATTACAAACTTCTTACCCTTTGCCTTAGCAAACTCTAGCTCTAACCTATACCAAATTATATTGTATAAGTACTGATAGGGTTTAATGAGATCCACAAGTGAGGTCGGCTTGCTGTTGATGTTGTTGAAGATTCTACCAATAAATGGAAGTTTGCACTTGTATGGGTTATCCACTGTGTTGAATTGATAGGGACTTTCATATGCAAAGAAGATGGTGGGTCCAATTTGTACTCCAATCCATGTTCTTGGTATCCAATTCCATTCAACTTTGATTTCCCCTTTAAGTTCTTCAGGAATCTTGAAACTTTCATCAACAATTTTCTTTTGTTCCTGACCATTTTTATCAAGATAAGTTGCAGTTCCAATTTTCTTCTCACTTTTCCATGTAGTAAGCTGCATAAGAATTTTGGTACCGGTGTAGTTGTAATGTGGGTATGTTGTTGTAATAACTTCTGGGGATTGTCCATAGGATGCTGTTGCATTAAATATCTCTGCACTTCTTAAGTTCTCTTTATCTTTATCTGTTAGTCTGTCTCCAAACCAATCTAGTATTTGTCCTCTATCTAACCACATTCTACCTACTCCCCAATCACAATCCTCAATAAAAAGCGAGTCTTGATTTTTATCACACTCAAAGTGTATTGGGTTCCAAGGAATTAGAACTGGTTCATTATTAAATATACCTGCGTAGTATACCTCCTCAGCACAAGTAAGTGCATTTTGAAAACCTCTAACAAAATGATTTTTAAGTTTAAGAGATTTTTCAAGATGTTGAAGAAGTTTGTTAGCAGTAATTTCTGCATTATTAGTATATGAGTTAGTAAAGTATTTTTCTACCTCAGCAGGTGTTTCAGCTTCTATTTTTTCACCAAGAGCATTTTTAAGTATTGCAAGATAAGAATACTCTAAGGCTTCTTTCTTTTCTTGAAGATATTGATTAAACCCATCTCCTGCAGTAGATACTACTTTGTATGTAAATGGTCTCTTAAGTTCTTCACCAACTAGTTGAAGAACTGAGCTCCTAACAATGTTATAATCTTGGAAATTAGCTGGTAGGTTACCAATACTATCATGTATATCAACACCATAAGGCTTAGTAACGTAAGAAAAATCTTCAATATTAACAATTGAATTAAAAAGATCATAGTTAATTTGTTTAGCTTCTCTAGAAGATCTACTTCCTGAGAGGTTAGAATATGCTCTACCTACTAAGGCAATAATACATTTCTTTTGCCAATCTAGGGTCTCTTTAGTTCTTTGTGGAACTCGTTGTTCTGGAAGAGGTGGAATCATTAGTTACTAAATAATTTGGAAGAAAAAAAATCTCTGCCATTTCTCTTATACGAGTCTTTGAAAGCAGGTTGTATTCTAGTTAACTCTATACTTCTAATAAGTGCTAAAGAGAATGAGATAAATCTATCAAAGTTGCCTCTACTATTATAAGTTATAAGTTCTTGTAAAAGTCCTACAGACTTAATTTTATAAACATTACTTTTACCATCTTCATACTCTTCTCTTAACCAGTTATTTACATAAGTGATAAGTTCGTTTTTAACAGAGGAATATGAATTGCCGACAACTCTGATCCCATAGGTGTTTGTGTGTTGGTTAGATGCAGCCTTGACAATGCTTGGTGTTCTGGAAAGTAAATGTAACTTATGTTTATTTTCACAGTGGGTTTTAAAGTTGTTGATGTTATTTTCATATAAACAGCTTGCATTATAATACTCAATTAAAAGAATACATTGGTCATAGAACTCTTTGAAGTTTTGCGGCCTGCCTGTATATTCTGCAACTGGAAGATCATGGGTTTCTTCCCCAATAGCATATCTCTTAAAGATAAACAATGAACCAAGAGACTCACTATAGTTAGCTTCATCTGTAGCATATGGATCTAGTCCTCCAGTATATAAGTTGTACGATGTACCTGGAGTTGGTTTTTCCCAAATCTGTATACAACCTTTTTTATCTAAAGTTTTATCTCTATATTCTAAAGGTCTAAGAGACAAGTCTGGTACAAATTCTGCATTACCTCTCTCATCATAAGTCATCATTCCACAGATACCTTTATATTCATCTTTAGTCATACATAAACCTAGTTGTCTACGCAGATCTTCTGTAGGAAATACATTATTAGAGATAATCTGAAAGGCTTCTGCTGGTGACCAAGCATACTCAGTAGTATGTCTTAAATATTCATCAGGAGATTTTGCTTTAGCTTTTTTATTTTCTCTAAGTTTAGATAAGAGTTCCTTAGCTTTAGGTATATCAGAGTTACCACTCTTATCATAAGCCCCTTCATAGTTTTGATACATAGGAAAAAAGAATCCTGCAGACTTTTCTTTTAATCCATCTTCATCCCATACATTCTCAAAGGGCATCATGTTGTAATTGTCTGGGTTATAGTACATTTCAGCAAAGTCAATAGTACCAGCTTCCATATCACCACCAGTACCAAAGATAATCATCATACCAGTATAATAATCACCTGCCTTAATAGAAGGTTCCATAGCATAGTAACTCTCATTCCAATTAACAAAAGTACCTGCTTCTTCTACAATAATTTTACTAGCATCAGCACCCCTTGCAGCATCAGGATTATTCATAAAGGATACACAAGTAATAGAACTTTGATGTCCTTTAGCCAACTCTGTACCATCATCAGTATATTCTATATAACCACTCTTAATTCTACCATCAGCTACTTTATTAACAAGCCTGCTTCTCTTAAAAGCAGGACAATTAGTATTTAAGTGATTGAGCATATCTATAACTTTAGTAAAGATACCAATTTCTGAGAATAGATACTTCTTATCATAAGCAGCAACTAAAGTAAGGGACTTTTTAATGAAGGTATATTCCCATGCAATAGTAGCAGCATTTTTATAAGAAAATCCTCTTCTTCTTGCTTTACCTACAATCATAGATTTTCCTCCTTCTGTCCATAAGACCTTGTTATTTAGATGCAAAGATGGAAGAAGAAGTGGGTCTATACCATTCTCTGCTATCTCTAGAAACCAGAAGTACTCAAAATCACCATCCCAAAAGTCAGGAAGTAAGAAACCCTTAGAAACCTTTCTCTTACCTCTATTATCATCAGTTAAGTTTACCTTATTAATGAGACAATAATTTAAATAAAAGTAATGTTTACCAGTTATCTTAGCTCCTGAGACTTCATACCCCTCTATACACCTAGTAAACTCTTGATCCCAGAATCTATCAAATTCTAGTGTTCCAGGAAGAGCATCAGTGTATCTACCTTTAGTAATAAAGTTATTACCAGCCTCTCTAAAAGGCTCAGTATTAATCCATATACCATTAGCATTCCTTATTGTTCCCATTTGTTAATCTTTGCTCCTGCTCTAACCTTATTTTGTGCTACATTCTCAGATTCTACCTTTTCCTTAAGCCCTTCTAATGTAGTAATTACTTGCAAAGTATTCTTAAGTGCATCTGTTACCTCCTTAACTCTATAAACAGGGTTACCTTTAGAGTCTAAAAGTGCATAATCTACATTTCTAAAATATGCTCTAGTTTGATTGGCAGCATGAAGAGCATCTTGTAAATACCTCATGTTAAAGGTATAATTAAGTTCTCTATATTTTTCAATAGCACTCTTAATTTCTGGTGTTAAGGAGAGACCTAAATCTTTTTCTAGTGCTACAATCTTTTGCTCCTCATCATAAGCTCTATAAGGAGAGTTATAATCAGCAAATAGATAGATATACTTAAAGGCTTGAATACCATTGTCTTGTTTATACTTCTGATGTATTATTTTAAACTCCGGAACTAAGAGACAAGCTTCATGAAGTGTTACAGTAGCATTATTTATTTCTATTATTCTCATCTTTTTTCTTTAAATAGTTCTTATACCTTTCACTTTTACTAAGTTTTCTAATAAAAGTACCAAGATACCTTACTGTTATCTTAGGACTTTTGTCTTTCATCTGTTTAGCAACAGATAAGAAGGCAAATTTAATGACAGTATTAACATCCTTGTACGGAAGTCCAAGATTATCAGCTACTTCTTTAATAATTAAACTAAGCTTCACTAAAGATAAACTTAATATCTGCTAGATATATGCCATTTCTAAAGCCTGAAGTAATTAAAAGGCCCTTTTTCTTAAGAGATGCTTTGATGTTATTATAAGAAGCATCCTTAAGAAAGAGTTTATCTTTAATTTTCTTGTTAGTTTTAGGAGAGTTTAACAACTCCCAAGCTATCTCAGGTGTACTTTGAATAAGAAATGCTTCATACTCTCTAAGCAACTCTGCTGATACCTTAATTTCAGTCTCAGTAAGGTTAAAGTTTAATGCCATAACCTTCATATAGTTGTGATAAGGATCACCCTTCACTGCTATCAGTCTTTGTTTCTCCATTATTAAAAGGTATTTTAAGTTGTAAAGCAGTAAATTCTTCATTAAGGTGCTTTTCCTCAACATCATTAATAAGTTTCATAATCTCCTCAGGACTTTCTAAGAAGTTAAACATAATATCCTCAGTTAAACCTTGCATAATAGTAAAAGCATGTTCAGTTAGTGGAGAAGTTTGATTACCAATAAGTATAAAAGGAGGTAAAGTATTAAAGGCAAATACAATATCCTTGTAAGCAAGATTTTCTCCCTCTATTACTTCTTCTCCAACCTCTCTTAACATGTCTGCTATATCATGTGTTATAGTCTTTCCTTTAGAATCTTTAAGAGAATCCTCAAATACTAGTAGTTTTAATTTTATTTGTTTCATATTTATTCGTATTATTGTTTGCAAATATAAGTAAAAATATTATGAATAGGCAATACAGAAGAAAATTAGAAAAGTTAGAAAAAAAAGAATATTCTCTTTTCCTTAAGAAGAATAAAGATTTCTTAGATAGTATTAAGGGAGAAGAGGGAACTCAACAAGCAATGCAAAGAATAAAAGAACTACTAGATAATTATGGCAAAGAACAAAGTAACAGAGAATCTCTTCAAGAAGAAGTCTAAGAGCTCTCTTGGTAGACATGCTAAGAAAGATAGTTTAGCTAAAGCTAGCAAGAAATATAAAAAACCTTATGCTGGACAAGGAAGATAAAATATGGATAATAT